TAAACAGACTGAATGAGATGTCCGCCAAGGTCATCGCAATGCAGGAAAGGTACGAGCATTTAAAAGAACTATTAACAAGTAACTAAACAAAAATCAAGATGGCAAACGACAAAGTATTCGTTGGAAAGACAAGTGTAATCACCACTAAGTTCGGTGAGATTGTAAAGGTAGCTTTAGGTCCACAGGACTTTGAGGTATTGACTAACAACAAGAACGAGAAGGGTTGGGTAAACCTTGAGATTAAGGACAAGCGTGATGGCGGTAAGTACATCCAACTCCAAGGTGAGTACACAGGTAAGCCAAAGGTGGCTGCTGTGAACGACACTGATGATATGCCTTTTTAATTTCCTTTTTCATTTCAGCTATATAAGTAGGGGGGCATTGCCCCCCTTCTTTAACTATAACCTTTAACACCAAAGAGAAATGAAAACACCAAAGACAATGGAGAAGTGGACTAAATTATATTGCTCTGATATATACGAAGTAAGTAATTTAGGAAGAGTTAGGAGTTTAAATAGAGAGGTTAAAATAGGTGGTAAAAACAATATCCAATCTACAAAAAAAGTAAAATCAAAAATACTTTCTCAGAACATCACAAGCGAGTACCCTTCTTTTACTATATACGACCCGACTACAAGTTCTAAAAGAAAAAGGATTAGAACTCATAAAGCAGTTTATCATTCCTTTAATACGAGTCCTTCTATAGAGGATTGCCTTTCAGAAAAACTTGTGGTAGACCATATAGACGGCAATAAACTTAACAGTAGTTTAGTAAATCTTGAATTAGTAACATATCAAGAAAACGCTCTTAGATATCAGAAGAGTAGGAATAATAAATTTCCTACATATATAACTGATATGAAGAGTAAGGATTACTACTATATATCTAAGAAAATAAAAGGAAAGTCTAAAGTATTTGGAAGATATAATTCTATTGAAGAAGCTATCAACAGAAGAGATGAGTTAATAAAAAATAATTGGAACCTTTAATACCAAAGATAAATGACACTTGAAGATGTTTTAGGATGTGTTTTAGTATTGGGTTGGAACGGATATCTAATTTATAAATGGAAGAGCAATGACAAGAAAGAGGAAGCACGTAAGAGAGATACAGAAATACTTGGAGATGTTAATGATAGACCAAGTAAACATAACACTACACGCCAGTAGATTTGGATGGAATGAAGATATACAAAACCAACTAACCAACTCAGCACTACTTATCCGTAAGTATCAGCGTAGGTTGAGACTAATAAAAATGTAATATGAGCGACAAGTATTTTTGTGGTGGATGCGATAAGCAGATACCCATTGTGATTGGCATTAACCAACTGCATATATGTGATTGTGGAACCCTTAATAACATAGGAGATGCAGAGTGACGAAGGACAAATGATTTATGACGTTGGTGTTCGCCTTGCTTGGAAAAAGAAGCGTGGTAACGGATACGTCAATATGTACCAAGGTACAAAGGACAGACCCTTTCAGTTTGTTACAAGAGCAAAGTCTCTTGACCATATCAATCGCAATCCAGAGATGATAGCGAAGATGATGTCGTTTGTAGGTGCAACAGGTAAAAGCGTTTACGATTTCCATATCGCAGAAGAGTTCTATCGTAAGGAAATAAGCAATAGCTTTTCGCATAAAGAGGAAGATTACGAGAAAGAATTTGGACAATAAAAAACAAGAGCAATGAGAAACATTATTTACAAAGCAGAAGATGTAGTAGATTCACTATCTACACTTCGCAAAGAGGGAGTTAAGAAAGGTGCTTGGACAGGATTTGAATCTCTGTTTGACAAGTACTCAGTTAAGAAAGGTAGCACCACATACATCTATGCTGGGGCGCACCAAGGTAAGTCGCAGTTTGGATTTGAACTGATGATGAACCTATCAGAGTTTAGCGGTTGGAAGTGGGCAGTGTATACTCCCGAGACAGGCTCACCTACTGAGGTGTTTGCCGAACTATTGTGGGTATACTTGCGTAAGCCTTTCCTAATCAATGACCATCTTACTGCTACAGATGAGGAGACAGAGAAGGCTATTGAGTTTATCAACTCACACTTCTACCTAATTGACAGCGGTCTACAAGACCTCAGCATTGAGGGATTCTACACAGCAGTAGAGACTATTGAAGAGGATAACTTTATTACCATTGATGGCTGTATGGTTGACCCATTTACTGAGATTAGAACTGATGTTTCCGCAGGTGTGCGTGATGACATTGCAATCGGTCAAGTACTTACTAAGGTCCGTAAGCACTCAGCAGAAAAGAACTACCACACCATTGTAACAGTACACACTAAACACCAACAAGCCAAGTACAAGAACGGAGTACCCTATGTTGACAAGCCTACGATGAACGATATCGCAGGGGGTATGCAATGGTCCCGTAAAGGTATGATGGTTGTTAATGTATGGCGTTGCCCCTACGGATTAGAGGATGGTAATGGTGTGCCTTACGAGCCTAACCAAGTAGAGATTACAGTGGTCAAGGCTAAACCAAAGATTGTTGGTAAGCTTGGGACAGTTACTTTATATTATGACAAAATGAAAAACAGATACTATGAACTTGACAGCAGAGGAGAAAAGCAATACGCCTATCCACAGCCTAATTCTTGATAGAAGAAAGGCATTCGCAGAACTAATCAGAGCATTCCTTAGGTTCAATGTACCCTCCGCCAAAAAGGTGGAGGTTATGCCTAACGGAAGTCTATCTATAAATGATGTTATATTTAAGGTAGACATCTCTGATTACACAGGTATTGAGGGTGGGTTTGGATATATATTCTTTAACCCATCAAGCGGTAGGTTAGTGATTGAGAAAGACAATGTCAGAAAAATATATAAGGTTGAGGTAGACCTATTAGATTAGTTAGTATATTAGTACTATGGATACAAGAGATTTAATACTTAAAGAGTCCGAAGCAGTTACAGAGTTGTTACTGCAAAAGAACAAGGCTTATGGTGATTCAGCACTAAACCCTGCGGGTATATTTGCAGGTGGCGATGCAGTTGATAACCTATGCTGTCGCATTGATGATAAGCTTATGCGAATCAAGATGCGTGGTATCACAGATGAAACTGAAGATACTGTCCAAGATTTAATTGGTTACTTGATACTACTGAAGGTTGCCCTAAGACAAAAGCGATGAGCAGAAACACATTCGTAAGAGCAAGTATCTCTGGGGACTATGGTCAAGACCTCGTAATGAAGTACCTTGAAGATAAGGGCTATGAGGTTGAAGAAGCCCCAAAGAAACTCTTCTACGATTGGGATGTCAAAGGCAAGAAGGGTGGACGAACTGTAACCGTTGAAGTTAAGTACGATAGCAAGGCTTATATGTGGGCTGCCCGAAGAGGCACGCCCGAACAGCCTAACCTATACATTGAGTTCAGAAGCACTACCAAAGATGCTGACTCGGGAATCTTAAAGTCTAAGGCTGACTTCTATTTCTACATACTGAAGACAGGTGACAAGGATATTGCTTTTGTGTTTGACAGAGTTCAGTTCTTACAGCACTTACAAATGTCTAACTACAAAGTAGTGGGCAATGGTGCTACAGGAGATAACAACGCACAAGGATGGATACCTCCACTGCACGAGCTACTCGTTTCTCGCTATGGATATAAAGCAACTATAGACCTAACTAAATATGCTTGAGATAGACCTTGACCTTCCTAAACCACCAAGCTTAAATCAGTACTATGCTGGTAAGCATTGGGCAATTCGTAAAAAACAAAAAGATGAATACTCTAAATTCTGTAAAGAAGAACTTGAAAAATTTGATGCGTTTACCTGTGAAAGCTATGAGATTCACATTAGGTACAACTCTCGTCACGATGTTGACAACGTTATTCTTGTTTCAAAATTTCTCTCGGATACTCTCGTTACTATGGGTATCGTTAAAGACGATGGCAACAAGTATTACAAAAGGCTTAACATCAAGATTGACAAAGACCTACCGAAAGATTCTTTCAAAGTAAAAATAAAGTGTTATGATTAACCAAAGAAATTATCAAACGTGTAAATTTATTAAGAACAGGATTGACCTCTATCTATACGAGATGGCTAATCTGTTCGCTAACATAGGTACTGACTCTACACACGAAGAGGTTGCCGAAGCCTATAGGCGTGAGGCAGAGTACATTGAACTAATTGTAGAGCTTGACCCCGAGAAGGGAGAGCGACTACGCTCATCCTACTAAGATGTTATTTGAAGAATACTACGAAGATTTAACAGATGCAGAAGCAAATCTCATACTTGATATATACCGAGTCATTGACCTATTGGTATACAACCACGACCCAGTCACATTGGTTAGATTGGGATTTGAGCTTGGTATAAACACGCAGGAGCTTTCAGACTACCTGCCTATTATAATCACTATACTTAATAAAGTAGAAGAACAATATGCCGAGGTACGACAAGTCGCTGATTGAGCGTGAAGCAATCCTATCTGTAGAACAAGGTAGCCTAACCAACGAACTTGGTATTTTTATACTACAGCGTTGTAAGGAGATAGCTTCCTCTGCGTTTGTAACAGATGGTAACAACGAGCTAAAGCAAGCATTGATAGATGCTGCTGTGATGCGTACCTGCGAGAAGTTCTTGCACTACTATACCGAAGGTAAGTCTGCTGCAAATCTTGTGATTAGTATTATATACTCAACAATGACCAATAAGATAGTATCGCTGAATCACAGTGATGTGTATGGTCAAAACATAAAAGGTTACCTCACCTTAATAGAGGATGGTGAATCCGTTACCAAGCTAATGCGGTATATTAAAGATGATTATCTAAGCGAAAAATTATGATTGAGATTTATAACAGTTGGTTACTCATAAGTTCAGTAGGACTTATGTTTGCATTCTTGTTTATCTTTGAACCCTATGGTTATGTGATGGAAAGAATCCTTCCGTTTAAGCCATTTAACTGCGTTCTGTGCTTCTCATTCTGGTCAAGCCTACTCTTGTATGCTTGCCTCGGAGAAAACCCCTTATACGCAATCTATACAGCTTTCATTGCAGAGCTTTCTTATCGGAAGCTGGTGAATGAATAATGTAAATTCTAAAACCGAGTGGGTGTTTATTTATTGGGACGAAAAAATAGAAAATGATGACAAATCTAAACAGTGACTTTCACTTATACTTTGAGTACAGTGAGTTTGATTCCCCCGACCAAGAGGGAAGCTATGAGCATATGAACGTAGAGTTCTTAAACAAGTTAGCACAAGCAAGAAAGATTGCGGCAGTTGGTTTTAAGATAACAAGCGGTTACAGAAGCCCCGCTCACAACGCTAAAGTAGGTGGAGTAAAAGGAAGCAGTCATACCAATGGACACGCTGCTGATATCTACGCACCCACATCAACACAAAAATATCTAATTATTAACGCTCTTCTCCAAGCAGGGTTTAATCGCATCGGTGTAGCAAAGAACTTTATACACGTTGATGATGACCCAAGCAAGGCTGAAGATGTAATCTGGACCTACTAATGAAAAATGATTTTGATGTAAGCGATACATTCGCTGACTTCGTAGACGAAATGACTAATGACGAGAAAAACAATAACGCTCAATGCTCCATTGATAATCCAGAGTGTGAGGCGTGTGGTAGCTGATTATGAAAAATCCAATAACAAAACTATTTACAGGGGGTGCGAAGGAAGCTGTGGAAGCGGTTGCCAATGTGGTAGATAGATTCGTAACTACACCCGAAGAGAAAGAAGCTGTGCGTCAGAGCATAGAACAAGAAATCACCAAGCGTTGGCAGGCCGATAGCCTTACCGATTCTTGGTTGAGTAAGAACGTTAGACCATTAACCCTTGCAACCGTTATGATATTCCTTGTACTTATGACCTTCTTTGAAGGCTTTGGTATTAGTAGTGTTAACGAAAGATGGATTGGGTTATGGGAGCTGGTAAGCGTAACAGTGATAGGCGGTTACTTCGCAGTAAGAACCGTGGACAAGAGAACAAAAGTAAAGTAAGTTGGTGCGAATATGAACCAATAGAATGTACCTGTAACGGTACTTGTAATAAGAAGGGGGGACGTTAATCGTTCCCCTTTTCTTTTTGGGACTCTTTGTATCCCTTCTCATACTCAACGTGCATCTCAAGAATATAGATTCTATCCTCTATGTCGTTGATTACAACAATCTTTTTATCAAGCCTTTCGTGTACAGTATGTAGCTCCATCTTTAGAGATGAGAACTCGGCGTAGATTCCACCCGCTGCAAACACTGCTGCAACAAGCCATATCAACATAGACCAATTTTCTTTTATAAAGGATTTACTTTCTTCCGCCATTGCGCTTATTCATAAAGTACCACTTCTGTGCGGTGTAACCTATGGATGCTAAAAGCAGTAATATCTTGAGGGTGTTCTCCAAGTTAGAGAACGACAGTGCCATTGTAGACGAATTGATTAGAAGTACTTTCAAGTCTGTAGTATCCATTACGGGTTGTAGCTTACTCCTCCGTCTTCGCAGGACTTATATATGATACCATCTTGAGGGTAGAACACATCACCTTGGTAGGTATCCTCTTCATCAAATAAGTCATTGTCGCAACCATCGGCAGTAGCGATTGCTTTAATTGCCGCATTGTCAAGGATATAGTTAGTGATACGTTTGTTGATATAAGATAGTTTACTATCAACAGTAGTAGATATGGTGTCAAGGATGTATTGGTCTTGCTTCTGCTCTTCCGCTTTAGTTGTTGCAGTTGCAGTGCGTAATATAGAAATAGCTGCTTTCGCAGAGTACATAGCCAAGGTATACTTTACCAGCTTAAACAAACCTTGCTCGGCTACATTTAATGTTTCTGCTAATACTTTAGCCTCAATATCTTCATAGAGACAAGTACCTAATAAGTCTTGTATTGATGTGTACTGCTCCAATTGGATTAATGCCAATAAAGCACCTCTGTCCATACGCTTCGGTAAAGGGAAGTTTTGGTACAGGTAGTTATCGTCTATGAATATTACGTCAACCATTATTATACGTCTTCAGTGTTAGCACCTTTAATACTCTCCAAGTTGATTGGTTCCTCAACAACAGATAGATTCATTTGGTCATAACCTACAGTAGCAAAGATTCTGTTTACAGAGTCTAAAAGAATTTCTCTATTAGGTAGCGTTTCAGTCGCTCTAAATATTTGGTAAGCCGTAACAAGTTCGTTACCTGTGCCTCCCAATTTACCACTAACCATAACACCAAATAGAGTAGGAGAAGTAACGTTGTGGGCTGTAAGTATTTTGGCATCATTAAGTTTTGATAAAACGTCTACCGTCTTGTCTAAATTGGAAACGTCTAATGGCTCAAACTTCGGAGCATCCTCCTCTTTCTTTACCCAAGAGACAATAAAGTTATCTGCGTCAGCTCCTGTAAAGGACTCCTTGAACTTGTTGTACTCCTCACGCTTCTGCTCTGCACTCATATTTCTACCAATGAAGGTAGCCAATACTCTTGGTGTAAAGCCGTTCTCCGCAGAGTTCTTAATGTGCTTACCAAAGCTGAAGTCAGACTCAATATAATGGAACGCAGAGATGTAGCTGGGTACACCATAATATGGGTTACCACTATAAGGGTTACCTACATAAAGGACCGCTTCAGTACCACTCTTATCAAACTTATTAAATGCCTTAATCTTACGAGGCTCATTGTGCTGTACAGAATTAGAGCCATAGCCGAAACTTCTACGGACGATGTAGTGTGTTACCTCACCTTTATCATTTGGCTCCGCTACACGCACTCCTTTAGGGTCTAAAGACTTAAATTCAAGTATCTTTGTACGCCCCTTATTCCAACGCACATAAAATGCTAATGCACCCTTATGCTCGTATTGGAATGATGCGTGAGTTAGTACCTCGTACAATCCTTTGTTGTTACCACCACAGTGGTTAACGAAAGCCTTTAGCTCTGCTTTAGCCTTGTTGGTTTTAGCAAAGTCATCAGTGTAGTCAATGTCGTTACCGACTACCATCTTCGCCTTCTTTGTTAAGATACCACTATGCACAGGAGATTGGCGTAACATCTTCTCAAGAATAACTGGGAAGTCATCGTTAACACCGAACTTAATGTAGTCACCTACAAGAGTATGTCCTAATTTGTAACGACCATTAAGGTCTTCAATAGAGTTCTCTAACTCGTTTGTTGCAATAGAATGCTCTGTAGCTTGCACATAAGTGTTAGATGCAAAGAATTCTGATATATTAGATAGTAGTCCCATTGTATTAATTTACAATTTATAGGTCAGTAAACCTCACGGTAGAGCCATAAATACCTGTACCCGTTTGAGTAACTGTATAATCTTGCACCTCTGTAAGATACTTGTAGCTGTCACCACTGTTTGTTATGGTAAGCTCGTACTCGCCACCTTCAATATCGTTAGATAAAAGGTCTATGTTAATCTGAATGAAGTCCTTACAGGAGTCAAGGTTGTTAAGGTCAGTAAGGTTGGTAATCGTTAGACTACCAGTACCTACCACCTTATCCAATGTAACGTCAAAGCTGTTTACCGTGAAGGATGAGAGCTTGACGAAAGATAGAGTATTTACTACTCCTGTCTTCAGTCTTTTCATTAATGATTAATTATAGTTCAGCAGGTGTGTTCTCTGCAATAAAGGTACGAACTTCTGCGTTGGTGTATACGGTGTAGTTAGGTGCTGACTGACCATCGCCTAAAGCGATAAGGGCAGACACTTCGCTATCTAACCAAGATGCTTCCATCTCGTATACTACAACATCAGCTACGCTAACGGGGCTACCGAATAGTCCGCTGTTACGGCTACCAAATTGTTCCCAAGTTGGATGTACGAGAGTAGTAGTTTCTACCTCGCCTTCTTCGCTGTAGGTATACTCGTTCCAATCGTAGCGAGTGATAGCAGCAGGTAGTTCGTTGGTGATGTCTGAAGCAGGTACGCTGATAAAGATATTTCCTTTCATAATATTAATCGTTTGTGTATGTGTTCTTTCCAGAATTATAGTTTCGTAGGACTTCAGCCGCCGTCAACGCGCGGTTATAAATGCGCGGTTGGGCGATTTGGTCGGGATAAACTGCACTTAAATCCCCTTGATGCTTTCCAATTTCCAGTTGGAATGTCCCGCTATAAATGCTACCAGTTTGTGCTTGTGATGTTACTTCTGCTCCGTTAGCATATATCCTCATATTTGCACCATCGTATGTTGCAACAAGATGAAACCAAGAATTTCGGTACGTTGAAGATGTTACCAAATTCACTGAATTTTGACCATCAAAACTGATTCCAAAATATATGTTTTCTGAATTATTCAAGAAAAGTAAATAACTTCTTTTAGCCGTTGCATACGGACTCCACTTTGATAGCAAAATTTTGTTATTAGCATCGTCTGGCACATAAGCCCACGCTTCTAAAGTAATCGCATCGGTAATATCCAAACTCGCATTATCGTGAACCTCTGCCCAGCTATTGCCGTCAAGATTTAGCGCGCCTTGTTTCCGCACGTTTTCAAATAGATTCACGCCCGTGATGTCGCGGCCCGTTGTTAAGCCTTGCGGGAGTAATACTTCACTACTTTGAGCCGTTCCAATCGTCGGCACGAATACACTTGGGTTATTTGTTGCCGTGGCTTGTGGTGCCCAAAGATGGATTTCATCAACACCTACACCAGCGCGAAAATCTACTATGTAAAAATTGGCTGGAATCAATGGGGATGAATCTACTTCAAATCGTTGCCATTCGTCGGTTATTGTAAACGTGTTGTTTGTGTTTGTGTTGTGGCTTAAAAGTTGCGCACTCGCACTCGCTGAACCGCTTGGTAGTTTAGCATAAACATATCGGTATTTATTTTGGTCTAAACCCGGTACTGAAGAGTTATAAATTGCTCCCGAACTTGCGTTATCACGCTCAAACTTAAACGCGGTATTTGTCCCGTCGGGTGCTTCTAAACCATCCGTTAAAATTCCACCGACAATCGTCCAATAAGAATTATTCCAAATACTATAATCTAAAATATTCGTCCCCTTATTCCAATCAATAACCGCCGTTTGACTGACGGGTGCGCCGATTCCGTGCGTATACGTTGCGCCGCTAATGGTGCCGTGGTTTCCGTTTCCGCTCCCATCGTACGCCGTCGTTCCCGCGCCTTCTTGCATTGGTAACCATAACTTTAAAGCGGTGTTATCCACTCCAGTAGGTACGACCTTTTCCGGGTTGTTGTATAGGTCGGCCACTTGTGCGGCGGTTAGGGCGGTGTTGAAGATTTTAAAGCCAGCGATTTGTCCGTTGTAGTATTGCGTGCCTCCTAAAATAGAACCTATTTTTATAGCCGTGTAAGTACTTGAGTATGTACGCGCTTCCTTTTTGGCAAATTGTCCGTTTATATAAACTTCTAAATACTCGCCATCACATTGTAGGGTAAACATATTGTACACGCCTAATTCAGCGGTTACGCCATACAATAAATTTGATGAAATTTGCGCGTCATAGATTCGCACCCCATCCCCGATAAAATCGTCATAAGGATAAAACACTAAATCAAATGTACCGCTGGTGCCAATGGATAGCGCGCATAATGGACTGGCGTAGTTATCCGCTTTCGCATAAAAAGAAACCGAAAACGATGCAGAACTTACGCTTATTGTTTGTTCGTTTATAGTATCATTAACCCCATCAAAGTCCAAGGCCTTCCCGCTATAAAGTTTAGCACGATTAAAAGCCTTCGGAGAAGCATCGTTACCCCTTGGGTTTATAGGTTTGTTTGTATTGCTAAATCCTACAGCCATTATTCTAATTCTTCAGTTGGTTCGGGGAAAAGTTCGGGATGCAACTCCTTACAAGTCTCTGTCCACTCACGAATAGCTGAACTGCTACCGAATGTATGGACACCGATAGGCGCACACCATATCATATTGCTATCCCAAGACTCTACAGGCTCACCATTCCATAGAACATCTACACAATAGTTATCGGATAGTACAGGAGGTGTTAGTTCGTTTCCTTCATCATCGTATGTCC